CCTTTAACTGTTATTGCAGAACACTCTATAGTGTTCGGTGTTAACATTTATATCGCACAATGTGGCGTAGAAAGAATATTGGTAACAGAAGATGACGTTTATTGAGGCAGTAATAGACGTAGACAACATAACACACACAGGTAAGTCGAAGAAACCCGACTTAGAAGAGTTAGGTAAGTTATTCGACACTAAAGTGATAGATGAGTTAACCCTTACACCACCTACTGCCAATTCTAGTCCCAAGACTATCAAAGAAATCAAACAGATGATTACTATGATAGACAAACTTACAGATGAACAGAAGAGACGTTATCTAAACACAGATGATGACACTTCATATTTCATCAAAGAATACATGTCAAACAATGATTTGGCATATGAAGATACAGACATTGAAATGATTACGGATAGTGCAAGACACATCGGTAGATACTTTAAGAATAAATTTATGAGACCAAGACCTTATTTACTCGCAGAGAAATTAGGAATGGATATGAAGTATTTCGATACAGACACTGCACAATCACCAGCGTACCCATCAAATCATGCTTTACAGGCGAGAGTAGTCGCAAACTATTATTCGTCCATCTACCCTCAACACAAATCTAAGTTGTTGGAAATGGCAGAAATCTCTGCTCTTGGTAGAGTCCATGCTGGTATCCACTACCCTAGTGATAAGGTGGCAGGATACCAAGTTGCGGATGCATGTATGAAGTACTTTAAATATGATATATTAGAAGATGCTCCCTTGAATGCAACTGGAAATGCAGTTGCAACAAATGTACCAGTAGTGAAGAAGAAAAAGAGATACGAACCAGCACAACTCTTTGACCTAATCAAAAGAAACTCACAGGTATAACTATGTTAAAACTGTTAAATTACTTAGCCCTAATTACATCTATTGTAATCGCTGGGATAGCTGCATACTTCTCAGTCATCGGTATGGCGACCATGTTTGCTGGTGCATACCTCGGAACAGTCGTGATGATGACAGCATTGGAGTTTGGTAAGTTAGTTACCGCTGCTTATCTACACCTTGCATGGGAGAAGATGAACTATCTAAAATGGTATTTACTATCGTCTGTTGCCGTCCTCATGCTGATAACATCACTTGGTATATTTGGTTATCTATCCAAGGCGAATATTGAAGTGTCACTAGTGGGTGATGGTAACAATCTAGAACTATCCATACTGGACACTAGAATCGAGGCAGAGGAAGGTAAAATACAGAGACTACAAGATAGAGTTGCAAACTTAGACCTAGTGTTATCTACAGGTAGACCACAAGATAGAAACTATATCAATAGACAACAGAGAGACGAACGTAAACAGATTGCAGAGGACATAGACACATCTATAGGTCTAATTACACAATATACAGAAGATAAACTACCCATACAACGTAAACAATTACAACAAGACTCTAAAATAGGCCCAATAAAGTATGTTGCAGAGGTGATATATGGTCAAGAGGAAAGTGTCAAGTATCTTGACAATGCAGTTAGATGGGTGATTTTTGCACTTATTTTTGTGTTTGACCCACTGGCAGTGTTACTTTTGGTCACTAGTGTTGCACTCATTGTAGACAAACCTGTACAGAAGAAAGTCGCAACGCCGAAAAAAAAAGTTACTCCAAAGCAAAAACCGCAACCAAAAGTAACAAATAAAATTGTATTACAGGTACCAAAAGACAAGGTTTTAGACTTGTCAAAAGATAAATAACAGTGTACACTAATTAGGAGTAACACATGACAGAATTAAATCTAGCAGAAATGACCAAAGAGGAAAGACTGGAGTACTATAAGAATGATGGTAAACCAGTAATGCCTGAAGGTTATGATGAGATGGATGATGAAGCACCGCAGAAACAATCTTATGACCTCTCTCTTGCTCACAACGAAAAGCAAATCGCTTCTATAGAAGCAGAACTTGCTGAACTTGCTGAAATTCTTCGTAAAGAAGAAGAAAAAGCAGGTAAGTTTGCTGTTAAAGAAGAAGAGTAAATACTAAATACTTGGTAAAACAATTTAGGAGATTAACATGCCAGAACCATTATCACCAATCCCATCAATGGATGATTTAGCGGCAAGAAAAGCATGGTTTGAAACTGGTGACGGAGTTCCAGTTCAACCCGAAGGTTACGCAGACTTAGCAGAGGACGACCCTAAGAAGGTTGCCTACGATAGTTCAGTAACAACTAATACTGCTCAAATCGCTGATTTGCAAGCATTAATAGACGCCGAATAAACCCCCAAAATCCTCTTGAAATAACATACATTCAGTGATATACTGAGTGTATGTTATGGTTAGAGCGAAAGTACCTCTCACAAGTCACGCCTCTTCTAGAGGTATGTAAGTGGAAGGGAGATACTACATTAAATCACAGATGTCTTTATTGTGGTGATTCCCAAAAGAATCGCTATAAAGCACGTGCCTATCATTTCGCAGTAGACCAGTCGTTCATTTACAAATGTCATAATTGTGGTAAATCTACATCATCTATGACGTTTCTAAAAGACCACTTCCCTGTACAACACAAGGAGTATGTCAAGGAACTGTTACAAGAAAAGCATGGTAAGAAAACAGATAACCGTAGAATGCCTTCTGCTAATGTTTTCAAATTTAAACCCAAGACTACAGAAAGTCTAAATACAGTTGCACCTAAAATGTCAGTAGAGAATTTGAAGTTCATAGCGAAACCAGCGATTGAAGTTGCAGTCGCAAGAGAGTACCTAGATAACAGAAAGATTCCAGTAGAGGCACAAAAGGAGTTATGGTATGTCGCATCCGCACAAAGTTTATCACACTTGTCGGATAAATATAAAGATAGACCACTAGGAAACAATCCTAGAATAGTATTGCCATTTATCAGAAATGGGGAACTTGTTGGTGTTAGTGGAAGAGCAATCGATGACTCGCCACTGAGATATCTAACGATGAGATTCCGAGATGATGACCCACTCATCTTCAATGTTGACAAAGTGGATACAACTAAAACTATCTATGTAACAGAAGGCCCATTAGATAGTTTATTCCTACCAAACAGTATTGCTGTCGGTGGTAGTGACTTTAAGAAAATCGACAATGCTATAAAACAGAATGCAATTATAATTTATGACAACGAACCACGCAATAAACAAATCCTAAAGAAAATCGATGAAGTAATCGATGACGGATATCGTGTGTGTATATGGAATGATAAGAGAGTGAATGAACTAAAAGATATTAATAATATGGTGATGAGTGGATTAACAAGTGAAGAAATTGTTTCTATTATAGACAACTGTACAACTGAAGGTCTCGCTGCTAAACTGAAACTAAAGGAGTACAAGAGAATATGAACGCTACAATCAAAGTTTACAAATCCGATGGAACTAAGGAAGAAATCAATCTAGACAAAATCCATCGTATGGTGGAGAAATCATGTAGAGGTATTGCTGGTGTTTCTGAATCACTTGTAGAAATGAACAGTGGTTTACAATTTTATGATGGTATTACTACCAAAGAGATACAAAAAATACTTGTCAAAAGTGCAAGTGATTTGATATCATTAGAGAATCCTAATTACCAATTTGTAGCTGCAAGATTACTCTTATTCGGAATTCAAAAACAAGTATTCAATACTAAATGGAAAGATAGTGAAATCTACCCACCCTTACAAGACATCATCAACAGAAACATCGAGAAAGGTGTGTATGATGATGCCATACTTATGTCCTATACTGAAGAAGAAATCAAACAGATTGATTCCTACATCAAACACGGACGTGATACAGACTTTACCTATGCTGGTTTACAACAAATTGTAGACAAGTACTTGGTACAAGATAGGTCAACTGGTTTGGTCTATGAAACGCCACAGTTCATGTATATGTTAATATCCATGACACTGTTCCAAAATTACAGTAAAGAAATAAGGTTAGACTATGTCAAAAAATACTATGACGCAATCTCAACATTCAAAATCAACATCCCAACCCCTATCATGGCAGGAGTTCGCACTCCTTTACGACAATTTGCAAGTTGTGTGCTCGTTGACACAGACGACACTCTCGACAGTATCTTCTCAAGTGATATGGCAATTGGAAAATATGTTGCTCAACGTGCCGGAATCGGTATTAACGCAGGCAGAATCAGAGGAATTGGTTCGAGGATTAGAGGAGGCGAAGTCCAGCATACGGGAGTCGTCCCATTCCTTAAGAAATTTGAGTCAACGGTTAGATGTTGTACACAGAACGGAGTAAGAGGAGGTAGTGCAACAGTACACTTCCCTATCTGGCACCAAGAGATAGAAGACATCCTTGTTCTCAAGAACAACAAGGGAACAGAGGACAACAGAGTACGTAAACTAGATTACTCTATTCAGTTGTCAGAACTGTTTTACAAGAGGTTCTTGTCGAACGAGGATATCACCTTATTCTCACCACATGAAGCCCCTGGGCTATATGAAGCATTCGGAACACCCGAGTTTGATGAACTCTATGAGAAGTACGAACGTGCTACATCTATTCCTAAGACTAAAGTTGGTGCAAGGGAACTGATAACAGATTTATTAAAAGAAAGAGCAGAGACTGGTAGGATATACATCATGAATATCGACCACTGCAATACACATAGTAGTTTCAAAGACAAGGTTAACATGAGTAACCTATGTCAAGAGATTACATTGCCAACAGACCCAATCCAACATATTGATGGAGAAGGTGAGATTGCATTGTGCATACTAAGTGCTATTAACGTGGGTATAGTGAAAGCGGACGAGATGGAGACCTTGTGTGACCTCGCAGTGAGAGGACTTGAAGAACTGATAGACCACCAAGAGTATCCAGTAGAAGCTGCAAGAGCATCTACTATCGCACGTAGGTCATTGGGGATTGGTTATATTGGACTTGCCCACTTCCTTGCGAAGAACAAAGTAAAATATGGCGACCCCGATGCACTTAAATTAGTGCATGAATTGACTGAGTCATTCCAATACTATCTACTCAAAGCATCCAATACCATTGCAAAGGAAAAGGGTGCTTGTTTAGGTTTTGGTAAGACTAAATACGCTGACGGTATTTTGCCCATCGACACTTACAAGAAAGATGTTGATGAGTTAACACCAAATGTATTACACCATGATTGGGACGGATTGAGACAAGACATCCTTGACCATGGTCTAAGACATTCTACACTTACTGCTCAAATGCCAAGTGAATCAT